GGTGGCCATATTCAAAAAATGAATGAAGGTGGGCAGCCTGAAAGCATAAGTGAACTTGATCGTGCATTAAATCAACCTGGGTTAAAGCATAAATTTACAACACAAGATTTGCTAAAAAATTATGGAGATTCTATGTTTGAATCCTATGATAGAGCTAAAGCAAGAAAGCGTATTGAGCCTATGGCTTTGCAATATGCTACTTCAAGTGATAACTTTGATGATGGTATTTCTTTAATGCATCGTAGTAATGTGCCTTTAGGTAAAGCTGACACAACTGCGCCGTCTTCAAGTCGCGCAATGGAAGATTTAGAGCGTCAACATATGGAGCGTTTACGTATTGAAGATGCAATGCGTCGTGGCGCGCCAGGTGTTGCTAATGGTGGTAGTATTCAAAGCTCCAAAAATAGATTATTATCTCCCAATATTGATGAAATGCGCTTAGCATTGATGAAAGGTAAGTAATGGCGGAAATGCCTATTGATCCCGAGTATGATCGTAATATTGCGCCGTTAACGGATGATGCAGAAAATGATGAGAACTCATTGGAAGGCGATGATGCATTAATTCACGTCTTTGATGAAGAAGAGTCAGATGTAGAAGAATTAGAAGATGGTAGTGCAATTGTTAAGCTAGACAAACTTAAAGGGCCAGAAGAAGAGCCTGACTTCTATCAAAACTTAGCAGATAGTATTGATAGCTATGAGCTTGATGACTTAGCTCTTAAATACTTAGATCTGATTGACAAAGATAAAGAAGCACGTGAAGAACGTGATAAGCAATACGAAGACGGCATTCGTCGTACCGGCTTAGGGCAGGATGCTCCCGGCGGAGCACAGTTTATGGGTGCCTCTAAAGTAGTACATCCAGTCATGGCAGAGGCATGCGTAGACTTTGCAGCACGAGCCATTAAAGAACTATTCCCAGCAGAAGGCCCTGTTAAGACCAAAATCATTGGTGAAGTTACCGAGGAAAAGCAAGAAAAAGCAGAACGTAAGCGCGACTATATGAACTGGCAGCTTACTGAGCAAATTGAAGAGTATCGTGATGAGCAAGAGCAAATGCTTACACAATTACCTTTAGGTGGATCTCAGTATCTTAAAATGTGGTGGGATGAGCGTAAAAAGCGCCCATGCGCTGAGTTTGTGCCTATCGACAATATCTACTTACCTTTTGCTGCCGGTAACTTCTACACTGCAGCGCGTGTTACTGAAGTGCAAGATATTACGCAAGAAGAGTTTGAGCTTCGTGTAAAAGATAAGCTATACATTGACACTGAATTCTATCGTGTATCGCAAGAGCCTGAGCAAACTAAAGCTGCTAAGGCATCTGATCGAGTAGAAGGCAAAAAAGAATCTGGCGATAACATTGATGGTATTCGTCGTGTATATCATATTCAAACATGGCTTGAATTAGAAGACGACAAGTTTTCTAAAGGTGAGCGTGTGCCTTACGTTCTTATGATTGATAAGACAGAGCGTGAAGTTGTAGGTCTTTATCGTAATTGGGAACAAGGAGATGAAACCTGTGCAAAATTGGACTATATCATTGAATTTAAGTTCATTCCTTGGCGTGGTGCCTATGCAATTGGTTTGCCTCATCTTATTGGTGGGCTGTCTGCTGCTCTTACTGGTGCATTGCGTGCTTTACTGGATAGTGCGCACATCAATAATGCGCCTACAATGCTTAAGCTTAAAGGCGCCAAAGTTTCTGGTCAAAGTACTACAGTCGAGGTAACTCAGGTTACTGAGATTGAAGGCGCACCGGGCGTTGATGATATTCGTAAGATCGCAATGCCTATGCCATTTAATCCACCTAATGCTGTATTATTTAGTTTACTTGGATTCTTAACAGACGCTGCTAAAGGTGTTGTTACCACATCTGAAGAAAAGATTGCTGACGTCACTTCTAATTCACCTGTAGGTACTACACAAGCATTGATTGAACAAGGCGCTGCTGTCTTTAGTTCTATTCATTCTAGACTCCACAATTCACAACGTCGTGTATTACAAGTTTTGGCTCGTCTAAATCGCTGGTACTTAGATGACCAGTATAAAAATGAGATTGTTGAAGATCTTGAAGTAACGCAAAAAGACTTTGAATTAAATTCCGATATTGTACCAGTTAGTGACCCACATATTTTTGCAGAGACACAGCGATATGCGCAAATTCAAACACTTGCCGCCAGAGCGCAGGCAAATCCGGACTTATATAATCGCTTGGCTGTTGAGAAGCGAATTCTTAAGCAGATCAAGCTTCCTGATATCAATGAAGTGCTACCTGATCCGCAAGATGTTAAAGACATGAACCCTGCGTTAGAAAACGTAGCAATGACAATAGGAAAGCCTGTAGGCGCATTTCCAATGCAAGACCATATGGCACATTTGCAAACGCATTTGGCCTACGCCACAGACCCGCTGTATGGCTCAAATCCGATTATGGCGCCAGTCTTTATACCTGCAGTTTTAGAACATATTAAGCAGCATTTAACATTATGGTATCTTAATCAAACTGATACCTATACTACTGTTGCGTTAGGCAGGCCATTTAACATTCTTAAAGTTGAACCTATCATGCGTGAAGCTCAACAATTAATTGCAGCAGCAACACAGCATGTACACAAAGATGGGCAAGAGCAACTTGACAATGTGAGCAAAACTATTGGCGGTATGCTACAAATGGTGCAGCAAATGCGTGCTCAGCAACAGCCACAAGATCCAAGCATACAAGCTTTGGTGCAAACACAAATGGCTGAAACGCAACGTAAAGCTGCTAAAGATCAAGCTGACGCGCAATTGAAAGCACAGCAATTGGCATCTGAAGATAAGCGTGATGATGAGAAATTAATTGCTGCTGAGCAAATGAAAGCTGCTGAGCTTTCTCATGACATTAATACTATGACGTTAGAGCAAAGATTTGAAAAAGAGCAACAAGCTGTTGATCAAATGCATGCGCAGCAGCAAGCAGCACAAGAACAGCAAGCGCAATTACAAGCAGCACAGCAAGCGCAACAACAACAACAACTTAATGTAGGGTAAAAGTATTTAAGGAGAAGAAAATGTCAGAAGAAGCAATCAACATGCATAAAAAAAATGCAATGGGCATGAGCCCAAGCGTAACAGGTAAAGGTTCACTACCTAAGTTTGCTGCAGGTGGTGGCGTTAAAGTGCCAAAAGCGCTTGACTCATCACAAAAGCAACCTCTTCCAATAGGTGGCAAAGTTAAAATTGCAACCATGAAAAAAGGTGGCGTAGCAAGAGGTCGTTAATGGGAACCATTAATGATTTGATTACCGGCATTAAACAAAGGCAAAGTGAAATATCTGAGTCTTTGGTAGATGGAAATTGCGTCAATTTTGAAACTTACCAACGTTTAGTCGGGCAGCACCAAGGTTTGCAAGAAGCTTTGCAAATTTTAAATAACTTACTAACTGAAAAGGATAGCGATGTCGAATGACATGGAACAAACGCTTGCTGAAGCGTTCCCAGTGTTAGACCCTCTAATGGCGCCGTATGGTGCAAGAGTTCTAGTACAACTAAGAGCTGTAAAAGAGAAAGTAACAACAGCAGGTATTCTATTACCTGAAGAGACTAAAGAAACAGAAAAATGGAACACAATGATTGGTAAAGTCATTGCCATTGGGCCTTTAGCTTTTAGAAAAAGAGAATCTATGGAACCTTGGCCTGAAGGAGCTTGGGCGTCTGTAGGTGATTTTGTACGCGTGCCTAAATGGGGCGGTGATCGTTGGGAAATTGGCTTTGAAGATAACGGTTTAAAAGGGACAGCATTGTTTACGTTCTTTAATGACCATGAACTCATTGGCAAAGTAACCGGTGATCCACGTGACATTAAAGCATTTATCTAAGTTTTGAAAGGAAAACTGTATGACTCCAACTGATAAGTTAGAATTACAGGTGACTGAAGGAGAAGATGGCGGTGCAACCGTTGTTCTTCCGCCCGGAGAGTCACCAGAAGCTGACAATATACCTCAAGATGGGGGCTCAGATGTCCTCGATCAGAATGATGAAGGTAACTCCTCACAAGAAAGTGACTCAAATGACGGTTTAGACGCAGATCCTGACCGTGAAGCCATTCGAGAAGCACGTCGAGAGGAAAGAAGGCTTAAAAAGCAGATTCATCGTGAAAAAGCGAAAGAATCTAATCACTTAATTAATGCTCTTAAGCGTCAAAATCAAGAATTAGCCGAAAGATTGGCAGTTATTGAGAAAAAGACGTCTGGCGCCGAATTAGCGCGTGTAGATAAAGCAATTGAAGATGCTGGTGTGCAAGTTGAGTACGCAAAAATGAAAATGCGTGAAGCTGTTAGCTCTGCTGATGGCGATGGTGTAGCTCGTGCAGAAGAATTACTGTATGAAGCGCGCCGTAAACTTGAATCACTGTCTTCTTTAAAGCAAAATGCTACACGACAAGGTAATCAGCCTAAGCAAAACATTCAAGTGCCTGATCCAATAGTTCAAAGATTGGCATCAGATTGGATGGAAAGAAATTCATGGTATAACCCTAATGGGTCAGACATGGACTCTGAGATTGCGCAAAGGTTGGATAAAAAGTTAACTGACGAAGGGTATGACCCAGCTTCAGAAGACTACTGGGATGAACTTGATGAGCGTATTAAAAAATATATGCCACATAAAGCGAATTCTGGTTATAATGATTCCAGTGTCCGTAATCAAAGGCCGAGGTCAGTGGTGACAAGTTCAGGTAGAGAGAGTACTGCTACAACTAAGTCTAATGAGTTTAGACTTAGTCCTGATCGCGTTGCTGCTATGAAAGAAGCAGGTTTTTGGGATAACCCAGCTGCTAGACAAAAAGCCATTCGCAAATATGCTGAATGGGACCGCGCAAATAAACCTAAAGGAAATTGAGCATGGACGATCGTTTAAAAAAGAATACTAAAGCAGGCCGTGAAAATCGTAGTGTAGATGATTTGCAAAGACTCGCGCCTGAAGAAAAATTTGTAAGTGCTGAGGAACGCCGTAAGGCATTCCGCTCGGAATGGATGCAAGAAGCCCTTCCGAACCCACCCGCTATTCCGGGGTACCATTTATGTTGGCTTTCAACAACAAATAGTTATGACCCAATTCACAAGCGTATGCGCATGGGATATGAGCCAGTTAAAGCAGAAGAACTGCCGGGCTTTGAAGCATATAAAGTGAAAGCTGGAGAGCACACTGGATTTGTAGCATGTAATGAGATGTTGCTTTATAAGATGCCTGAAGATATTTATCAGGACATTATGACGCAGCTTCATCATGAAGCGCCACTCGACGAGCAAGAAAAAATTAAAATGCAAGTCGAACAAATCCAAGGTGCAAGAGACAGCCGTGGTAGACCACTAGGTTCAGTTGAAGGCGACGGAATGGAATTTGATAAAACCGCAAAAGCCCCTCACTTCTCGTGAGGAACTTGAATTTAATATAGGAGTAACAAATGTCTAGTACATCAGCACCATTTGGTCTACGCCCAGCGTTCCATCCTTCTGGATTGGATCGTGCACAAGCATTGACCAACGGTATTGCGTCGGGTTATTCATCTGACATCTTGAAGGGTCAGCCCGTCAAGTACAACCCAAGTAACGGTAACATTGTTATCGCTACAGTGGGCGCTATTTGGTCTGGCGCTTTTGCAGGCGTAGAATTCACTGACACAACAGGTCGTCGTCGTGTTTCTAACTATTGGCCAGCAAGCACAACCGGCACAAACATCATTGCCTATTTCTACAACGATAACAACATCGTTTATGAAATTCAAACTGATGCAACCATTGCTCAAACTTCTATCGGTAACGAATACAATTTTAGCAACATTGCAGCTGGTTCTAACACAACCGGTCTGTCTGCTTGTACTTTGGGCGTTTCTACTGCGGTAGGTAACGGTAACCCTGGTGACATGCGTGTTGTTGATATTGCAGGTTACTCTGATAATGCTTGGGGTGACGCTTACGTTATCGTCCGTGTTGTGAACTCACGCTCACAATTCTTCGGTACTGTTAACGCTATCGCCTAATTAGGAAAGGAATAAATCATGGCAGCACCAATGCGCAGTACTGACTTCCGCTCCATCGTTGAACCGATTCTAAATGAAGCGTTCGATGGAGTGTATGATCAGCGTCAGGACGAATGGTCCACGGTTTTCCGTGAACAGTCCGGCATCCCACGTAACTATCATGAAGAACCAGTTTTGTATGGTTTTGGCGCAGCTCCTCTGTTACCAGACGGCAGCCCAGTGTCTTACCAACAAGGTGGCGTACTCTTCCTGAAACGTTACGTATATAACGTGTATGGCTTGGCATTTGCTTTAACCAAAGTTTTGGTTGAAGATGGTGACCACATCCGTATTGGTCAAGTTTACGCAAAGCATTTAGCACAATCTTTGGTAGAAACCAAAGAGACGCTATCTGCAAACGTAATCAACCGCGCGTTCAATAGCTCTTATGCTGGTGGCGACGGCGTTGCTCTTAATAGCACCGCTCACCCAGTGGTAAGTGGCACGCAATCCAACTTGTTGGGTACTGCTGCTAACTTGTCACAAACCTCACTTGAGCAAATGTTGATCTTGATCCGTCAAGCAGCAGATAATAACAACAAGAAAATTCGCTTGCAGCCTGTTAAGCTAGTAGTAGCTCCGGGCAACGTATTCCAAGCTGAAGTTTTGTTGAAATCTGTTCTTCGTACAGGTACAGCGAACAATGACATCAACCCAATCAAATCGATCGGATTGTTGCCAGAAGGCGCTACTGTATTAAGTCGTTTGACTTCAGCAACAGCATGGTGGGTACAAACTGATGCTCCAGAAGGTATGAAACTCTTAATGCGTCGTGCACTTGAGAAAACCATGGAAGGCGATTTTGAAACCGACTCCATGCGTTACAAGGCAACAGAGCGTTATGATGTTGGCTTTACCGACTGGCGTGCAATGTACGGCACACCTGGCGTTTAAGTATTAAAGGTTATGTGGGGGAACCTTAATCCCCCACTTCATATGTCTAAGCTTTTCAAGGAGAAAGACAAATGCCTCAATTTTCAGATGATCTATTCTTAGGTGCTGCTACTACCTATATGGGTACTAGCACAAACCATTTATCACAAGCTGTTTTAACTGCATCAATCGCAACAACTGGTGGCGGCACAATGACCGTTACTGCTATTGCAGGTGTGCCTTTATTTGTGGGTATGGTTCTTGTTGGTGCTAACGTTACTGCTGGTACAACCATTACAGCGTTTGGTACTGGTACTGGTGGCACAGGTACTTATACTGTATCAATTTCACAAACTGCAGCTTCTGCAACTGTTACCGCTTATGGTACTTCAGATCTAGGTGATCCATCTTTGATGGGTTTAGGCGTAGGCCCTCTAGGTCGTACTTACATTTGGGACGTCGTGCCTGTTGCTATTACTACTGCTAACGTAGTTGCTTCTGTAACGCCAACTGGTGTTGCAACTTTAACTTTAGCATATGGTAAAGGCACACAGCAAAAAGTTCGTGCTGACGGTGTAACTGTTGCGCAACTTGATACGCCTCGTGCTGTAAGCGTTGCTGTTGGTGCTGGTACTCCAACAACTTCTAATGTAACCATTACTGGCTATGATGTGTATGGCCAATCAATGAGTGAAGTTATTGCAACGGGTACAACACAAAGTACTACTGTCAGCGGTAAGAAAGCATTCTTTCAGATTAGCAGTATTACAAACAGCGCTGCAACTGCTGTAGCTATTACAGTTCAAACTACCGATATTCTTGGACTTCCTGTTGCTGTGCCTTCAGTTCCATTCTTATCTGCTGTTAAGTTTGGTACATCTACAATTGCGCAAGATGCTGGTACTTTTGTAGCGGCTGATGCAACTAACCCTGCGACAACAACTACAGGTGACGTACGTGGTACTTATGTACCATCTGCAGCTACTGATGGCTCTAAGCGCTTGGTAGCTATAGTTGCTATTCGCGGCATTGCTTGTGGTCCTAACGCTACGCGTTTAGGCGCTCTTGGTGTTAACCAAAACTTAGCTTCTTAATAGGGGAACATCATGGGTCAATTTAAACCTGTACCAAAAATGGAAACCACTGAGCCTTCAGTTGAATTAAAACTGAAAAAAGGTGGTAACGTAAAGAAGATGAACCCCGGCGGTTTAGCTGCTATGCCAATGTCACAACAACGTGTAATGCCTCCTGCATTGCTTCGTCGTAAAACAGGCGGTAAAGCATGCGGAATGAAAGACGGTGGTGAAGCTCGTGAAGATATGAAAGCTGATAAAGCACAAGATACACGCTTAATCAAAAAAGCTTTTAAAGAGCATGACTCGCAAGAGCACAAAGGCGGTAAAGGCACTAATCTTAAGCTAAAAACCGGCGGAGTACCTAACTCCAATGCTGGCGGCTATAAAATGGGTGGACTTGCTAAGAGTGGAATTATTCCCTCTAAAAAAGGCACTCAAACTATGTCTGATGATGCATTTCAACCTACAATGCGTGGAAACAAAGGCGTAGCTGAAGGCTTTAAGTGCGGTGGAAAGATGAAGAAGTTTTAATAAGTTGGGGGCCGAAGCCCCCAACTTATATTGAAAGATTATTATGCCATTGGTAAAATCAAAATCTAAAGAAGCGTTTAGTAAGAATATTGCTGCAGAAATTAAAGCAGGCAAGCCGCCTAGACAAGCTGCTGCTATTGCGTATTCTGTAAAGCGCTCTGTAGAAGAGAAAAAAGCCGGTGGTAAAGTAGGCTTATGGGATAACATTCATGCTAAGCAAGAGCGCATTAAAAATGGCTCTGGTGAACGTATGCGCAAACCCGGTAGTAAAGGCGCGCCAACTGCTGCTGATTTTAAAGCGTCAGCAAGTAAAATGGCAAAAGGCGGCGACCCTAGATTATCAGTAAGTCGTGGTGAAAAGCTATCTACAGAGCGCGGTGCTGGACTTACTGCCAAAGGTAGAGAAAAGTTTAATAGTGCTACTGGTTCGCATTTAAAAGCACCGGCGCCTCACCCAAAGACTAAAGCTGATGAGGGTAGAAAGAAATCATTTTGCGCTAGAATGTCCGGCATGCCCGGACCTGCTAAAGATGAAAAAGGGCGGCCTACTCGTAAGGCTGCATCTCTTAAACGTTGGAATTGCCCTGGCTGGTAAAATATGACGACTTCAGGCACCGTAGGACAAACCACAATCACTGTTCAAAGTTTAATTGACCATGGCGCTCGTCGTGCTGGAAAACTAGCAGAAGAGTTGACTTCAGAACAAGTGATGGCTGCTAAAGAAAGTTTGTACTATCTGCTTTCAAACTTGGCAAACAGAGGTATTCAATACTGGTGCATTAATAAAGTGATTATGGGCTTAATTCCAGATCAATCTTTTTATTATTTGCCAGTAGGCACTGTTGATGTGCTTAACGCAAACTATAGAACTGTTACAACAGTTACAACTGGCGCTTATAGCACATCAGGCGTTACTGCTAATGCGTTTGATGGCGTAGGTACTAATACATGTCTTTTAACTAGTAACACTGGATCAATTGGAATAAATAATGGCGCGAGCAATCCTGTATACATTGCTACTATTGGCATATTACCTGCTGTATCTGGCTCTGTAACAATTGATTTACAATACTCAAATGATAATGTAACTTGGACTACATTGCAAAGCCCTGGTGCCACTACTTGGACTTCCGGTACATGGATTTATTATGATCTGCCAACTTCAGCCACCGCGCAATATTGGAGAATTAAACAATCTGCTGGTGTGAATATGGGCTTTTACCAAGTAGTATTTGGCACAATGCCTATTGCCATCCCTATGGCTAGAATGAATCGAGATGATTATTCTAATTTGCCTAATAGGAACTTCACATCTCTTAGACCATTGCAATACTGGTTCAATAGAACCATTGAGCAACCTAATATGGAACTATGGCCAGTACCAAATAGTATTCAACCACAACTAGAGTTATGGCTACATCGCCAGATTCAAGATGTAGGCGCATTGTCTGGTTCTATTGAGATTCCACAACGCTGGTACCTCGCAATTCAGAACATGTTAGCGCATCAAATGTCAATGGAGTTACCTTCAGTTGACATTGCAAGAATTCAATATTGTGAGCAACAAGCTGAGAAATATTGGTTGCAGGCCGAGCAAGAAGAACGTGATAAGTCGCCTATCTATTTTGCGCCTAACATAAGCCCTTATACAAGATGAGCATCTGGCTTGACACTCTTGGAAATAGTATACTTAGCGTTGCTATTTGTGATCGTTGCAAGCGCAAAGTACCTTATTCCAGTATTCGATCTGATGGCAATATTCCTGCCATTCGTGTATGCGGCGATGGCTGTTCTGATGAAAAAGACCCGTATCGTTTACCAGCAAGGCAGCCTGAAAAAATTGCCATTCGGTTTCCAAGACCTGATGACAACTTAGATGGGCATGTGCCACCGTATATTCCAGATGATGGAGGCATTGTTTAATGGCATTCCAAGTTCCAACAATTATACGGCTAGGCCAAAGTGCAATTACTACTAGTGCGACTACACTCTATACTGTCCCTGCAGTGTCTAGAACCTATCTAGAAAACATTGATGTAGTTAATACCAATAGTACTTCAACCACGTTTGATGTGTATCTGGTACCTTCTGCTGGAACTGCTAGTACAGCAAATGCATTGTTTTACCAGCAAACTCTATTGGCTAAGCAAAACGTGCAATGGACTGGTTTACAAGTACTTGAAGCAGGCTCTACTATTCAAATAAAAGCATCTGCAACTGGTGTAACCATTATTGCAAGTGGAGAAACTTATGAGTATAGCTAGTTTTCCGCAGCTTGCAACATTAAGCACTTCTACAGTAACATCTGCCCCTTGGGAAATTCAAGTGGCTCGTGGATTAGTTTCTGGTGTTAATCAAGTTAATATTTTTGCGTATTCAGATACTGTTAAAACCACTTTTTATACATTATGGGAGCTAACGGGAACCACTCAATATGCCTTCCCGGCGTCTGCGGTAACAATGACCCTTGCCAGCACTTCTGCTTCTGACAATACAAGAGCGACAATTCTTGTTAGTGGTCTTAATTCAAGTTGGGATGCTATTACTGAAACCGTAACATTAAATGGCGTAACAGGCGTAACTACAACCAATCAGTTTCTTCGTATTAACAGCATGGTTATGACCAGCACAGGAACAGGTCAAACTACTAACGTAGGCACAATTACAGCAAAAAATGGTGGTATTACCTATTCTCAAATCAATATTGGAGTAGGAAGGTCACAAGCGGGGGTATATTCAGTACCTAATGGTTATACCATGTACCTTACTTCAATCAACGCTTTTAATGGCGATGCAGCGGCGGGTAATGCAATCAATTATCAAGTAAAAAGCACAATTAACACGCAAACAAATCCAGTAACATTTACTGTATTACAGACATCATGGGATCAAAGATACCAAGTAATACGTAATAACCCTTTTCCTTACACTCAAAAAACCGACCTTCAATGGCAGTTTTCCACAGCCAGCGGAACGCATATTGTAGGTTTAATTTTGCAAGGTGTTTTAATCTTAAATACAGCATAACTATGATGAATACAGTATATAATTTCTTAAACAAGAGCAAGGGCTAAGCATGGCACAAACTGGCTACACCCCGATTAAAATCTATAGCACGTCTACAGCTGCTGCTGTGCCGCTTGCTGCAAATTTAGCGCAAGGCGAATTAGCCATCAATGTAACAGATGGTAAGTTGTTTTATAAGAATAACAGCGGTGTTGTTACTGTTCTTGCAAATAGCGCTTATGCTACCAGTGTAACCACTTTAAGCTTTGGATCTACAGGCTTAACGCCAAATACTGCCACTTCTGGTGTGATTACTGTTGCAGGATTGTTAGCTACAGGTTATGGTGGTACAGGATTGACTACATTTACAGCAGCAAATAACGCTGTGTATTCAACTTCAGCATCAGCATTAACAGCTGGTACATTACCACTTTTAGCAGGCGGTACAGGAGCGACTACAGTCAGTGGCGCGCAAACTAACCTTCAAGTTGACTCAGCAGGTACTGCTGTGGCAATGGCAATCGCACTAGGATAAATCATGGCAACTAATACATTTACATCGTATGTTAATAAAGACGTAGGCACTTCAGCCGCTACAGTGGTTACAGTTGGCGCCTCTACACAGACAACCATCATTGGATTAGCTGTGGCAAATACTTCTAGTTCACCAATTACTACTGATGCGTACATTACACGATCAGCAGTGAACTACTACTTGATTAAAGGCGCCACAGTTCCTGTAGGTTCTTCATTAGTTATTGTGGGTGGAGATCAAAAAGTTGTGATGATTACCTCAGATGCTTTGAAAGTAGTGACCTCTGCGGCATCATCCGCAGACGTTGTAACCTCAGTACTTAACATTACCTAAGGATAGTCAATGACATACCTTGGATCTACTCCACAAACTCAAAGCTTTATATCAGGCACTGACTACTTTAACGGCGACGGAAGTACTGTTGCTTTTACGTTATCTCGATCAGTTGGCTCAGTAAATGATATTGAGGTGCTGGTCAACAACGTAGAGCAGCAGCCTAACACTGTCTACACTGTACTAGGCACCACACTGACATTCACAACAGCGCCAAGCTCTGGTACACAAAACATCTATGTACGATATTTAAGCACCACAACTCAGGCTATTGCGCCAAGCCAAGGATCCGTTGGTAGCTCGCAGTTACAAACTAACCTAACATTAGCGGGTACAACAACAGCATCAACAATAACCAGCGCCGCAGCTACAGCATTGACATTGCAATCTGCTGGCACTACTGCTATTACTGTAGATACATCACAGAATGTAGGCATTGGTACTGCTAGTCCTACTGGTAAAACAACCATTAATTATTCTGCTAATTCAGCTTACAACACAGGATTGAGTGTATATAACGCTAATACAGGTGCAAATGCTACAACATCGTTTCAATTAACTAACGATGCTGGAAATCGTGCTGGTGCATACCTTACATCAAGCACTTGTGCGTTTTACGGTGGTGCAAATACATTTAACTTTGGTACAGTAGAGAGCATACCTTTTACCTTTTTAACAGGTAATACAGAGCGTATGCGTATTGACTCTAGTGGTAATTTCTTGGTTGGTACTACAGCGCCTTTTAATTCATGTAAACAGGCTTTAGTTTTTAATGGTGCAACTAACATTGGTTTTGCAATTAAAAATTCCGATGCAACGGTAGGTCAAACATTTGTTGGTTTTTATAATTCTGCTGGCACAAATATTGGTGGTATTTCACAAAATGCAACAACTACAGTAAATTACGCTACTTCTTCTGACTATCGTTTGAAAGAAAATGTAACCCCAATGATGGGTGCTTTAGATATTATTGCCCAACTTAAACCCATTACTTATACATGGATTGAAGGTGGCGAAGCTGATAATGGTTTTCTTGCACACGAACTTCAAACAGTCCTACCTAATGCAGTAACAGGTGAAAAAGATGCTGTTAATGAAGATGGCTCAATCAAAATTCAAGGTGTTGATTATAGCAAGATAGTAGCTACACTAACTGCTGCTATTCAAGAACAACAAGTCCTTATCACAGACCTAACAACAAGATTATCTGCATT